AGATACAGTGCCGTGGATATGTATTTAAAAACATTTGTTACGGGTATATCAAATCATACGGATAGTAATGGATTTTTGCATCCAAAATTCATGCAATGCGTAACGTCAACAGGACGATTATCAAGTAGAGACCCTAATTTTCAAAACCAACCACGAGGGGGAACATTTCCTATTCGTAAGGTGGTCAAGTCACGATTTGAAAATGGCAGTATTATAGAGATAGATTTTGCACAATTGGAGTTTAGAACGGCTGTATTTCTAGCACAAGACAAACAAGGTATGGAAGATATAAAAAATGGCGTGGATGTTCATCAATATACGGCAGATGTCATCGGTGTATCACGGCAAGATGCAAAGGCACATACCTTCAAGCCATTATATGGTGGTACTACGGGTACGGATGATGAAAAAAGATATTATACCGCCTTTAAGGAAAAATATGAGGGCATAGCTAAATGGCATGAACAATTACAAACAGATGCCATAAAATATAAATTGGTGCGGTTACCTAATGGCCGAGAATACGCATTTCCATATGCTCAAAGGCAGGTCTGGGGTGGGTCGAGCTATGGTACCCAGATTAAAAATTATCCTGTACAGGGCTTTGCTACGGCTGATATAGTGCCAATAGCATGCATAAATATTTTTAATATGATGAAAAGATTTAAACTTAAAAGTAAATTAATTAATACGGTTCATGATTCCATTGTCGTTGATGCAATGAAGGATGAAATTGATGATGTTAAATGGTGTCTGTTTAAAGGGTGTGAGGAAGTAATTGATTCATTAAAGAAACGCTATGACATAGATTTTAACATCCCGCTTGACACAGAGTTAAAGATGGGGTATGATTGGTTAAATTTAAAGGAGGTGTAAATGAAAAATAAAAAACAAGATAATAGAATATGTCTTTTTTATGTTACTGAAAGATTATTTCAATTAGGTGATATGAAGAATGATGTACCTTATGATAATAAATTAAGAAAAAAATTACATGAATTTAAAAATGAATGTATTCATAATTTAGGTGTGAACTCATTACATAATCATAAGAATTAGAAAGGAGGTATAAATGGGTGCCATGAAATGGTTTATGATGGGTGTTGAAGAATTAATTGACCCTGATAAAACCCTGACGGAAAATATAGACATGAACAAAGACAATAAGGTTGAAGTTCGTGGAGAAAAATTTAATGTTCATACAAATGACATTGAACATGCTTATATTTCAGTAACACAAGGAGATGAACATGACTTATTCTGAGGTATTGACAGTAGGAGATTTATTTGTGGAAAATGATGACTGGGTAAATAATGAAGAAGCCTTAGTATTTCAAAAAATAGAGGATTTAATACGGGAATATAAAAAGGATAACGGCAAGCGTCCTACTGTATTATATATAAGTGAAGATGAAGAATTGCAAAGTTATTATATGTGGTTTTCTTCAACATATGGCTTAAAATATGAGAAAACTACTGGAGTAACGCATGTTGGGTAACATTGTAGAATGGACAATAACCCTTATAATCATTGGATTAATTATAATATCATTTTTATTATAAAAAAGCTTGACAAACCCCGTTAGATGTGCTAGAAGGGGTATAATCTAATTATTTACAGGAGGTAAATAAATGAATAATTTAGTAGATGTAAAGAAGATGTCAAACGCAGACATTATGAAAGCCATAGGGCAGGATGATGGAAGTAGTGTTCCGTCACTTCCTCGTCTTATGATAAATAGAAACCCAGAGGACGATGATGGTCATCGTTTACCTATTGGGTCATTCAATGTGTATCACACAGGAGCAGGGGAAAATATTTATGGTAAGCCCATAACTTTTAGACCATTTCTTAGTGCGATGCAATACATGGAATATAATGCAGAGGAAGGAGCATATCTTTCCCGTTCCATTATATTTAAGAATTGGAAAGATGAACCAATTGACACCGTGGGTGGTGTTCGTTGCGGCAAGGTTCCTTTCAAGGAAAGGGCTAATCTGACTGCTGACCAACTGGCAGAGCAACGTAGCAAAAAATGCTATAGGCTTGTTTATGGCTTGGTATCCTTTATTGGAAAGACAGCAGCAGGAGCAGACCATGAAGTAAAGGATTATCCCGTACTGTGGCGTGTAACAGGGACACAATTTAATCCTGTTGGTAATGCACTGAAATCAATTAGCCAACGCAAGAAACTTATGTTTAACTGTTTGTTAAATTTAGAAACAGAAAAACGTAAGGCAGGTGCTAATGTATTTTATGTAGCAAAAATTAATGTTGACGCTGATGCCAATGTTAAATTAACGAAGGAAGATGAAAATACTATACGTAATTTTCAAGAGTTAATTGATACTGAAAATAAGGATGTATTCACCTTATATCAGCAAGCAAAAAAAAGCAATATTACTAAAGATGATGTAATTAATGCTAAAGTTATTGACGAGGTTAATCCTGTAGAAGAACTATCGTCATAATGTCACATCCTATTCTACAAAAAGTTCAAACTTTTTTAGAAAAAGCAGGTCGTCAGAATGTAAAAATTTCTGATGACCTGATTCAAGAGTTTGGAGAAGCTTGCAAGTCTGCAATCCGAAAGCAATTCACGGATGAACGAGGGGGCAATTTCAGATTACGTATGAGTAATGTAGGAAAACCTCTTTGCCAATTACAAATGGAAAAGAAAGGTGCTAAATCTGAGTCGCCACCTTATGACTTCAAAATGAAGACATTATTTGGTGATTTAATTGAAGCAACAGCTACATTAATCTTAAAATCGTCTGGAGTTAAGGTTCAAAGTGAACAAAAACCCGTTAAATATAAAGTAATGGGCGGCGAAATAGAAGGAACTTATGATATTGAGATTGATAATAAAATTTGGGATATCAAAAGTGCTTCTCCATTCGCCTTTAGTAAAAAATTTTCTCATGGGTTTAACGCCGTCATAGAAGATGATGCCTTTGGTTATGCTTCGCAAGGTTTTATGTATGGTGCCAGTGCCGGTAAGCCATTTGGTGGATGGATTGTCATTAATAAATCCACGGGAGAATGGTGTGTAACTGAGACACCATTGAATATAAATGAATATAAAAACAAATATGTGTCTTTAGCGAAAGATAATATTAAATCCATTAAAAAAAACAAAAAATTTAAGAGATGTTTTACGGATATTGAGGAGGTATTTAGAAAGGTTAAAACAGGAAATAGAACGCTTGGCATAACCTGCAGTTATTGTTCGTTTAAAAGGGAATGTTGGGGAAATCAAATACAATATCTTCCGCAGCAACAATCACAGGCAAGAGACCCTAAATGGATGTGGTATACCAAGATAACTAATCCTAGGGTTGAGTATGAAAACACGCAGTAGAAAAGCGAAAGGAAGAAGACTGCAAAATTGGGTTCGAGATGAATTACTATCTTTATTTACTACTCTGTCCGATGATGATATTTATTGTGCTATTATGGGGGAATCTGGTGCTGATGTAAAATTTTCCCCACTCGCCCAGAAAATAATACCCTATTCCATTGAATGTAAAAATAAAGAAACATTTGGTGGAATATATAAAGTTATAGAACAGGCTCATAGCAATTGTAAAACTACACAAGTTCCTTTGGGCATAATTAAAATGAATAATTTACAGCCATTGGTAGTAGTTGATGCACGACATTTTTTTAACTTAATGAGGAAACATGGTAGATAAAGTAGATTTTACAAAAGGTGTTAAGATAATCATATCACCTACAGAAGATGGATTTGCATGTGGTATAATAAATGAAAAATTAGATTTATCCAGTGAGGGTATGTATGTATGCCATATTATTGCTAATGGTATGCTTAAATTTTCCTTAGACCATCCACAAGATGCATTTGATTTGGGCATAGAACAAGTACAAGAAAAAACATATAAAGATAATGGGAAAGACTCACGATTTAAAGGTTATGATAATGTAATTGACTTGGCTAAAATTATGTTTAAACAAAAAAAGGATTTGAATTAATATGAAACATGCAAAAGAGTTGTTGATGAGGGCACATACTTTGGTCAGGGGAGACAGGGAAAGAGATTATGGTGATAAAGTTAAAAATCACAATAACATTGCCAAGTTATGGTCAGCATATTTAGACGTATCTGTAACAGCACACGATGTGGCCATTATGATGACCTTGTTAAAAATTGCAAGAACAAAACTTGGGGAAGTCAGTGAAGACACATATACTGATATGGCCGCATACGGAGCCATAGCAGGGGAAATAAAATTTAAAGAGCCAAAAAAAGAATCAGAGGGGGAGAAAAGGGGAAGAGAAACAGCAGAATATGTTAAAACATTAAATAAGGAGAAATAATATGGAACATATATCAAATTTATTATATACGGCACTTGAGCATGAGGCCCAAGCAAATATTGATAAAGCCGAAGCAACTATGGAAATATATTTTAACAATCCTGTTGGAATAGGAGAACATCCACAACATTTAAATGAAATGAATAAACTACTTGATATCATATCAACAAATGAAGACAGGTTAACAACTCTGATAAAATTTTTTTCCGACTACAATGAAGGGAGGGGAAACGTATGAAATACATCATAACACAAGAACAATTACAAGTTATTCTTAACTATTTGGGTACACGTCCGTACGTGGAAGTGGCTAAATTCATATTAACTTTAGGTCAACTGCAACAAGTTCCTGATGATTCAAATAGAAAAAGTGAATCAACAAAAACTAAGCAATAAAAAAGGAGAGCACGAGGCTCTCCTGTATAAACTTGAAGTTAAAATAAATAGTGATGGAAATATATTATTTAATTATGACTGGGTTAAACCAGAGCATATATTAGATAATTTAAAGAAGTATGAATATAAGCACGTTATTTGTGCCCTTATTCGTCATTGTTTGTCTAACGGATATAAGTTAGATGATGAATTAAAATATTTATTAAGGAATATATGAACGATTATATTGAATTTATATATGGAACACCACAATTATTTTAAGATTTTTAAGCACTAGCCATATGGTCACTTAATTCATTGGCTCTATTGGGTGTTTGTTTAGCCCATCTTGAATCAAGCATTTCAGTACCTGCTAATTTATAATCTCTATTTTGTAAAGCTTTAATCATGTTTTTAAATTTTCCAACACCAGAATAACCCATTTGAAATATCATTTCACAAAGTATTTCTTTTGCCGTATCTGAAATACTGCGTAGATTATTAATTTCACAAAAATTTATCATTGAATCCCAACCTTTATTAAAATCCTTGTTAAATAATTCTGTTAATTCTTCTTTGGAATATTCCTTTCCTTCTACAAACTTATCTTCATGAACAATTAGATGTCCAAATCCTATTGTTTTTTTTCCAAGTGAATCTAGGTATATCATTGACCTAAAGCCTTCATGCATTTTAATTTTTTCTTTTAGATTTTCCTTTGACATTACTTTAAGTGATTCATTAATATGAACCACCCCATCACTAAACACTTTTCCACGTCCTTCTTAGTCATATTTGATAGTATTTTAATAGTATTTTCCATTGCTATTAAGGTTGTGGTGGAAAGTAAGGTTCCGTACTTTGCATTTCCAGTTGTTTTTCTTCAAGAAACTTTATTAAATGATAAT